GTTGCCAGTGGTGCGCCATCCCGAGAGCCCGCACCAAGGCGCTGTCCTGCGCCGCTGCGCGCGCCTCGCGTTCCTGCGCAGACTCATCCGCGAACGCCTGCGGCGTGTCGAGCGGCGTGATGATCTTGCGACGTACGCCGCGCTTAACCAGGGTCCACGGAATGAACGTCTCCATCTTCACCCCGCCAGCCGGATTGGGGATCTGGAAGGTGACCGCCTCGCCGGTGAACTTGCCGATGTCTTTCTTGGCCATGTGCTGTCTCCTACTCGAAGGACTGGATGATCTGGCGCTGCTGCTGCCAGTCGACCGGAATGGGGTTGCGCTGAAACCAGATCAGCGTGAGGCGTCTGGGCTGGCACCCCGCGAGCAACTGCTCGACGATGTCTGGGGCCAGCAGGGTCAGGCGCAGCAATTCATTGACGGTGCTGGGGTGCAGCCCCTCGGCACGAGCAATGGCCGCGCCGCTTTCAAACTCGCCGCTGTCCAGCAGGTGCTGCCAGTGGAACGCCCGCGCCACCGCCTCGATGATCGTCGGGTCGTGCGCCACTGCGCCGGTGTCGGCCAGACGCCGGATGCCCCGGCGTTTGAACACCAGCGGCACAAAGGTTTCCAGGGTGCCGGGGTCGCTCATGACGCCTCCATCTCGACTAGTTCTGCGCCGATGCTATCCGGGGCAAACTCACCAATCAGCGCTTTCCAGCCCAGCTCGCGCCAGCTCACTTTCAGGCCACCGGGAACGAGAGCCACGCGCTCGACCATCAGGTTGAAGATGCGGTGACGCTCTGCCGGATACAGCCGTTCCCACACATCGCCCAAGCGGTGCATCGCCATCACCGCCATGTCCTCAGTGATCTGCGCACCGTTGCGCCGGATGAACTGGCAGACCGCAGTGATCGCCTCGGGGCTGGCGAGCACCGATTTGATCTGGGCGATGGCCGCCGACTCCACTTCGTCAGCCGGGATGCGCTCGTAGGTTTTGCCGTTGGCTCCGTAGCGCACTTCCGACTTCGACACGTAGTAGCGGTACTTGCGTCCGTTCTTGCGCGAGTAGGTCGGGTACATCCGCTCGCCGGTCGGCGCGTACAGCAGCCCGCGCAGCAAGGCATCGGTGCGTGAGCGGATTTTGGTTTCCACCGAGCGTGCGTGGCCGTCCTTGGCCAGCAGTTCATGCACCTTGCCCCACAGGCCGTGGTCGATGATGGCTGGGTGCGCGCCGGGGTACCATGTGCCCTTGTGCGACAGCTCACCAAGGTAGATGCGGTTGCGCAGCAGCTTGTGCAGGTACTTTTTGTCGATGCGCGCGCCTGCGCGGGTGATGCCTTCCTGCGTCGTCCACGCCTTGGTGGTGATGCCTTCGGCGGTCAGGTTGGCGGCGATCTGCGTCGGCGAACCGATGGTCAGCATCTCCGCGAAGATGCGCCGCACCACCGCCGCCTCGGCCTCGTTGATGACCAGCTGGCGGTTCTCGACGTCGTAGCCCAACGGCGGGACGCCACCCATCCACATCCCTTTGCGCTTGGCGGCGGCGATCTTGTCGCGGATGCGCTCGCCGGTGACTTCACGCTCGAACTGAGCGAAGGACAGCAGGACGTTGAGCATCAACCGCCCCATCGACGTGGTGGTGTTGAACTGCTGCGTGACCGACACGAACGACACGTTGTGGCGCTCGAACACCTCGACCATCTTAGAAAAGTCGGCCAGGCTGCGCGTCAGGCGGTCTATCTTGTAGACCACCACAATATCGATCTGGCCGCGCTCGATGTCGGCCAGCAGACGCTTCAAGCCCGGGCGCTCGGTGTTGCCGCCAGAAAAACCGGGATCGTCATAGTCGTCGGCCACCGGAATCCACCCTTCGGCGCGCTGGCTGGCGACGTAGGCATGGCCCGCTTCCTTCTGCGCGTCGATGGAATTGAACTCCTGATCGAGTCGCTCATCCGAGGACACCCGGCAATAGACGGCGCAGCGCTGGCGCGGCTTGCTGCGGGGAGTGTCGTTCATTCGTAACCCTCCCCGGCGCGGCGCAGGCCAAAGAACAGCAGGTGGCCGATGCCTTCCTGCAGCAGATCGTGATCCAGCCTTTTCAGCAGTGGATCGCCATGCAGGCGCGGATGCTGGCGCTCAAGCTCGGTTTCATTCAGCAGGAACAGACCGTCGATGCGGCAGCCAGCGCCGCCAAGGTCGCGCAAAAGACTTCTGAGACCACCGCCGTAGTGTCGATGGATGCGGCCAAAGCGGGTGCCGGGGCGGCGGCATCGCAAGCATTGATCCCCATCGTTGGGCCGGGACTGGCCATTGCCGCAATGGTGGCGATGGTCGCCGCTGTAATGGCGCTCTTGGGTGGCATCAAGAAGTTCGCGGGCGGCGGTCTGGTCTCCGGGCAGGGCAGCGCCACCTCGGACTCGATCCCGGCACGCCTGTCCGCAGGCGAATACGTCGTGCGGGCGGCCGCCGTGCGCCAGGTCGGTGTGGCCTTCCTCGACTCCCTCAATGGCTTGTCGGCAGGCCCACGCTTCAAGGGCGGCGAATTGGCCTTTGCTGCCGGTGGTCTTGTGCCGGAAGTGAAGGTGCCGCCCGCTCAGCCGCAGATGAATCAGGCGGTGCGCATCGTCAACGCGGTCGATCCGGGCGTGACGCACGACCACCTGCAGTCGCCTGCCGGAGAAAAAGTCATCGTCAACATCATCGGGCGCAATGCACGGGCCATCCGTGCGGCGCTGCAAGGGTAAATCTCATGGCACTTCTGTTCATCGACGGTTTCGATCACTACGACCCACAGGCCGTGGACAGCTTTGGCGATCCGTGGCTGGCGCGCGGCAAGGCAGCGTATCTCTCGCCGCAGGCCATTCGCATCAATGGCCGTCGCCCATCCTCCTATGCCCTGCGCTTGCCGGAAGGTTCGGGCGGTGGCTACGTCAAGAACCTCGACGCCACCAAGACCAGCCTCATCGTGGGGGCGGCCATTCGCGTGGTGCCGTACCAAAACACCTACACCGAGCCACTGCTGCTGGGCGTGCGTGACGCCAACTCGCAGGTCGCGCATCTCGTGAAAATCGGCGAGGACGGTCGGCTCAAGCTCTACCGCTGGATAGGATCTGGCATGAGCGGCTATGACCAGCTGATCTCTGTCTCAGTCGCCAGCGCTCCGGCGCGCGGCTGGCACTACATCGAGTTGCAGGTCACGCAAGGCACCAGCAACGGCATTCTGTCAGTGCGTATCAACGGCATCCTGGCCATCCAGATGACAGCGCAGAACACCATCCAGGGTGGTGGCCAACTGCTCACGGCATTCGTCGGCGCGGTCCCCGGCCAGACCTGTCCACTCACCATCGATGTCGACGACTTCTACATCGCCGACACCAGCGGCACGATCAACAACACCTTTCTCGGTGATGTGCGCGTCGATGCCTTGCAGGCTCAGGCCGATGGCAGCCTGAACCAGTGGACGGCCAGCCCGGTCGGTACCGCCGCATGGGAAGCCGTCAGCGACGAGGACGAGGCTACGGCGATCAATGCGCCGAACGTAGGGTTGCGCCAGTCCTTCGATGTCGAGCCGCTGCCGGTGATGGCCACGCCCGCCATCTACGGCGTGCAACTGACCATGCTGGCGCGCAAGACCGATGCGGGTCTGGGCAAGGTCAAAGGCCTCGTGGTCAGTGGTGCGCAGAGCGCCGTCAGCCCCGACATCATTCTGCAGGAGCAACTGGCGTGGCAGAGCACGCTGTTCGAGCGCAACCCGAACGGCAACGTGCAGTGGACGGAGGCCGCCTTCAATGCCGCTGAGTTCGGCGTGGAGTCGGCATGACGGATCGCGTCGTCGTTCAAGACATTGCGGAGGTTTCCAGCAAGCCGACGCCGGGAAGCGAACTGCCCGCCTTCCAGAGTGAAGTGCTCTCGCGCGCCACTTTTGGGGCGAGCGCAGCCAGCTTCACGCCGGAAACGGCTGTCGCTCCGCTGCCTCCCAATCTGGCGGCGAGCCTGCTGACGGAATCCTTGGCGGGCCCCTGGGCACCCATCGATACACCGACCTTTTTGGTCGAAGTGCTGCGCCGAGACACGGCCTCCAGCGGCCTCAATGCCACCGGTATGGAAGCCTTTGGCGACCAGCCGTGGCCGGATGCGCAACGCGGTGTGTTTGCCTTCCGCCACGATTGGATGGAGCCCCTCGTGGAACGGCTGGAGTGGCAGACCAGCGTCACGCGGCTGGCCAGTGGCAACGAATCCCGTCAGGCACGCCGACGCGTTCCCCGGCGCTGGCTCACCTACAAGGTGGGCAATGCTCGTCAGACCGATGCCCTGGTCGCCGACTGGCTGGCCGATCATCTCGGTCAAATGGCTCTGTGGCCGCTGCCGCAGTACGCGGTTCACCTGACCGATGCCTGCGAACGTGGCGCACTGGCGCTCAATGTGACGGAGGCTGACGGGCGACAGTTCGGGCCGATTTCAGCGAATGTGCGCCTGACCTACGACGGGGTACAGGGCTGGCAGGAAATTGAGGGCAATGGCCGCTGGATTTTGATCATCGCCGCCGATGGCTGGCAGATCGCGCAACTTGAGCGTGTGGAAAGCGATCTGCTGTGGCTGGCGGAGCCCTTGGCACGCGCCGCAGCCGTGGGCAGCACCGTCATGCCCTTGGTGTGGGGCAAGGCCATCGACCCGGCCGATCTCACACAGTGGGTGCCGGGTATGGTCGGCGGCAACGTTCCCACGCAGATCCAGCCTGCACCATTGCCCGACCAGGATGTCCTGGATGACCCATGGCTCGACGAGATACCGGTCTGGCCGGATGGCAACTGGCGTGACGATCCGACGGCCGCCGCGCAAGCGACGATCACCCGCCAGGACTTTTCGCCTGCAGATCCGTGGGTGCGCCGGGACGATCCGTGGTCGACGACGACTTTGCAGCGGCGCTATCTGGCCAGCTCACTCGATGAAATCGAGATCTGGCGGGCGCGGTTGTGGCGCACCCAAGGCCGTCTGGAAGCGTTCTGGCTGCCCGATGGCTTGGCCCCGATCCTGTGGGTGACCGCAGAGGCCGACCCCGAAGACGGCTTCCTACGCGTAGATGGCAAAGACATCTCTGCGTTCTGGCATCGCCCCGCCGCCTGCTTGATCGTGCATCCGGACGGCTACCGGCAGTACGCCCTGACGGCGACCTGCCATCTGGATCAGGGCGGTG